AATGTCTATATTTAAGTCTACATTTAAGCAATTTGTTAAAGATCAAATAACGGCCAGAGAAGATCTACTATCCTCTGAGTCAAGAGATATTAGATTTCAACAGTACGTGTCTGCCAATCTTCCTTGGGCCAGAATGGTATCCTTTGTAGATTATAAACAACCAGGAGATTTTAGACTAGCTCAGAACTATACTTTGTTTGGAGGCACTCTATACAACGAAAGAGATTCTGGGGGACAGGCGACCGGTAAAGTAAGTCTTAGGTCTGGTATATACGGAAATTCTAGCATACTAAAAGGATCAGCGTATGGATCTAGTTTGGGAGATAAAGAATATGGTTTACGGCCTATGCCGGGAATAGAATCTATTAATGTCAGATCTTTAGGAGCTTACGGTTCCTTAAGAGAAACGACAATTAAGTACTATGCTTGGGATCTTACTCAATTAGAAAATCTAAATATACTGTATATGAAACCGGGATATCCGGTTTTAGTAGAATGGGGATGGTCTTTATATTTAGACAAAAATAGAAGTGTAAATAAAGATTTTGTATTAATAAATCCTTTTAATTTAGGATTGACTCTAGACGGTTTATATAAAGAAATAAATAAAAAAACAGGAGACTATAACGGTAATTACGATGCGAGTATAGGACTAATAAAGAACTATAGTTACACTCTAATGCCAAATGGAGGTTTTGAGTGCGTTACTACATTAATAAGCATGGGAGAAGTTATTGACTCTATAAAAGTCAATAGCATATCTAATAAGATCGATGCCCCTACAACTAATTCAGATGATGAGTTTGTGACTCTTTTAACCCTTATATCTAATTTTAAATACGAATCAGATACAGACGAAAATGATGTATATTTCAAATTTAAAAGAGGCACTGTACAAGCAATACCAAAACCTGATAATCCCGTAAGTTTTGTACTTCCAATTAACCAACTTCCTTATTCTAAATTTAGACAGTTGTTAGATTCATCAAAAGGAGATAATACTGTGTACACATTTGGAACAGTAGATGACACAAAAAAACTTCCGGGAGGGGATATTAGATATACTAAATTTATTTCTTTACCTTTTTTTATACAAATATTAAATGCTTGCACAAACATATTTTTGTCTAAAGGAGGTACCTTATCTAGCATAGAAGTCCCTCTCGGACTGCCTGAAGATATCGGGAATGGTCTTTGTATCTCTTCTACTAACGCTCTTTGTATAAATAACGATGTTTGTATAATATCAAATTCTTCGGCAAATTTATTTGATTCTCAAAATGGGTTTTTTCCAGAAACAGCCCCTCAACAATTACAACAAGATTTTTATGACCCTGATGTTAATTTAGGTAAATTATCAGGAATATATCTAAATATAGGCAATATTATAAGTACATATAAACAGATGCATGAGTCTAATCAAGGATCTGTAGAACTTAGGCCTTTTTTACAAAAAATATTAGATGATGTAGCATATACGTTAGGATCAATAAATAATTTTGATATTGTAGTTATAGACAATAAAGGAATAATTATAGATAAACATTATGTAGAAGATCCAAATTCTGCTGGGGTTTTAAATAAGTTTGAGCTTAATATAATGGGGACTAGGACTACTGTAAAAGAACATAAAGTAGTCTCTAAAATATTTGAAGAACAGGCTACTATGATAGCTATAGCTGCTCAAGACAGAGCTAATGTAGCTTCTTTTCAATCTTCTACTCAGGTAGCGCTAAATAAAAATATCTATAACAGATTATATCTAAATACTTCTAATAGAGAATCTTTAGATGAATCTGAAAATAGAGATATAATCTATAAAAATATACAATCACTTTTTTTATTTGCTAAAGAATATATTATTAAAGGAAAAAGACCCGTTTACTCTGATGTAACTTTGACAGCACTAAACACATATTTAAATCAATTACTAACTGTTGCTGATAAAGCCACCGATTTTAAAGCTATAGTTCCTATTTCTTTAGAAGTAAAAATGGATGGAATATCCGGAATAACTATAGGAGAAATTTTTAGAGTTAATGATAACATACTTCCATCTGAATATAAAAATAAAGATGTAGGATTTATTGTTACTGGGATTAGTCAAGAAGTGATCAGATCTGATTGGCACACTACTTTAACCACTCAGTTTTGTCTTTTAAATCAGAAGCAGAAAAATGACATTTCTTTAGAAAAATCTAAACAGTTTTATGAAGGATTGGCTCAATTTTATGAAACTTCCAAAATTACTACTTCTGCGGCTATAAAATTATACAATCTTCTTCTGGCTTTTATGGAAGATTTTTTTGCAGATAGGTATGTTATTAAAAACATATTAGGGGATGCTACTTTAGACTACAAATCTAATGTTGCTCAAAATATTAAATCTGCTTTTAACCAAATAACGTCTTATGGTATAGGAGGAGGAAATCTTGATACCTTTAAAAAAGAGTTTGGAAATCTTACTAAGCAAGGATGGAGTTCTTATAGAAATCCTAAAAATAGATTTGAAATCTCGTCTACATTAGATTCTGACTTTTCTACTGAGGTGCTTCTTTCTGATTATCTTGCTTGGGATGCTTTATTAGTACAACAGGTAGGAGGGCCGGAACAAAGCGAATATGTAAAGCAGCCTATAAAAAATAATATAAAGAGGTATCTAGATTACGTAGTAAAAAGCAGTTCATACTATAGAGAACTCAAATATAATAGTCAAGAAATAACTAATATGTTTGATTCTGTATACACCACGATTGTAAATAAATATACTAATCCAGATCAACGTGATTCTAGTACTACAATAATAGTCCCTCCTGCTTTTACCGGCCCTCTAACTGGTATTATTAGTAGTACAGGGGAAAGTTTTACAACAAAGTATCTAAACCCAGATAGCTTAGATCCACAGTTTCAAAAAATAATTCCAGAAAAAATGTTTTTGGAAAAATCAATATACATAGATTTTAGCGTATTACCCGATTAATAATATGTACTATCCATTATCAGAAATAACTCCAGATTTATATAGAGAGGGATCGGAATTTATATATAAGGATAGCAGCGCTCCTTATGCAGGATACTATTTTTCTACTACAGACGGAAGGTTTTATACAGAGAGGACCTTACTCCCTACTTCTAAAGAAATAGTAAAGAGTTTCAATACGTTACCTCAGGATACAACTAGTCCGGAACATGTTATTCCTCAACCTTCAGAAGCAGACTATCAAGCCGGATACATAACCAGGTATGTATGCAAAAGAGTTAATTCCGGTATAGAAACCATGAGGGAAATAAGTAAAGAGGAGTATAATAGGATAAAACGGGATCCTCTTTATAATAATGTGGAATTTAAATGGGTTATTGTAGGAAATACATTAGACGATTTTAGCAATCCAAAAATTCCCGTATACGGAATTATTCGCATAAATAAGATAACTGTGAATAACTTGGAGCCCAAAATGCCAGGGATTAGCCAATTTTTTAAGAATTACGCAGAATTCGCCAAAGATCCTTAACTTTGCTTCAAAGGTTGTGAAGCATGTATTACATAGTAGAGACTCAAGAACAGCTAAAAAAGTTCAAGAGTTATGATTTTTCTAGATGTATAGTAGATGTTGTAACCAATAATGATCATTGGCACCTACTACTATCTCACGTATCCTTAGTCTACATTCGTCCCTTTAGGTCTAGAGCCGGATTTATTATTCCCATAAACCATAGTGAATCTACCGGACTAGAGTATTCTGATATAGAGCCTATCATATCGCAGCAAATAGGCCAAATTTACGCTATAGATGCTAAAAGGCTTAGGTACTTCTTTAAAAGAAAGAAGGCCTTATTTTGCCTTAAAACGGCTTATTATTTGAAAGAGGGCCAAGCTTTTAACGAGAATAATCATGACACGTCTGCTCATAGGTTTTTTATGTCTAAGTATGAAGACTACGAAGACATAAATACTATAGTGCCTATATCAAAACACTATGAGAAATTAGAAGCGATATCTGCGCAACTAAAGAAACACGTAGCTGTTATAGATGAGCCCTATTACGATTTATACGCAGATGCAGCAATCAAAGTTTTTTCTACTATAGAAAAGTCCGGAGTTCCTACAGATCAAAAAGAGTTTGAAGCCAATTTTTCTTTGAAAGTACCGGCAGCTTCTTATCACAAAGAAAGAGTCTATACTTCGTATAATCTCTACACTGCTACTGGGAGGCCTTCTAATTCTTTCAATGGAGTTAACTTTGCAGCTTTAAACAAAGAAAACAACTCTAGAAAATCTTTTGTAGCCAAGAATGACTACTTTGTAGAGTTTGATTATTCCTCTTACCACTTAAAAATACTTTGTAAACTCATTAATTATGAATTTCAAGACGAAGACATACATACTCATATTGCAAATTTTTACTTTGAAAAAGATACAATATCTGAAAAAGAGTACAACGAAGGGAAGCAGCTAACTTTTAAGTTGCTATATACAGAATCTAATATTAAAGAAGTAGACAAGATTCCTTTTTTTAATAAGGTTAGAGAATTGAAACATTCCTTATGGGAAAAGTATAAAATAGATAAGTATATTCCAAGCCTTAGATCCGGTAGACCCCTCAAGAATATAGATAGCATTACTCAGATACTTCCTTACATACTACAGAATTATGAAACGGAAAGAAATATAGAAGTTCTTCAGAAAATAATCTCTTACCTAAGAGGAAAAAAGACCAAGCTAGTTCTATATTGTTACGATTCTTTTCTTTTTGACTACTCAAAAGAGGATGGTAAGGACATTTTATGTAATATTGCAGAAATACTTGAAGAAGAAGGCTACAACACTTCTTTTAAGTACGGAAAGAATTACCAAGATTTAAAACAGATTTAATTTTTTATTGTTTAATTGATATTTATATATGTTATACGATGAAATAGATGTTATAATTGACGATCAATTGAACAAACTTTTTTGTACATTTACGCAGAAGGATGATTTAGAAGAGACGATTACTAAAATCGGCTCAATGTATTCGGTTATTTATTCTAAAATTTTTGTTTTGGAGATCGCCGATAGCAGCGAATTTGTATGTACATATAATATTGAATCGGAAAACACAGATCGCTCCAAGATTATTCCTGGAACTATTCTGATGCATCGTAGAAAAGAGACTGATACCCTCTACACAATTAATTCTTTAAACCTTCTCATTGCCAGCCTAAATAATGGAGTAGTTGATAAGACATTCAAAATCAACTGGTCCGATTATAGGAACAGTATCCTTCTCACCAGAGCTGGCCAATTCACCCAACTGAACACAAAAGTCCACAAGATTATTGCTCTCTAAGAGAGAAAAAATATTTTGCTATTCCAAACTGCTTTCTTATTTTTGTAAACACTTAAAATTTAAATGCCATGTCAAACATTGATTTGATCAAACAGCGCCTTCAGAAATTGCAATCGAAAACCTCAGACAGCAGCTCTCAGGTTGATTACTCCAAGATCTTTTGGAAACCGAAGTTGGGAACACAGATTGTTCGTATTGTTCCCCGTAAAGAAAACAGGGATTACCCCTTTGTAGAAGTTTCCTTCCATCAGTACAATGTCTTCAAAAAGAGCGTCTATTGCCTGGATGTTTTCGGAGAAGAGGATCCGGTGCTTCAATATCGGAAAGAGTTGTACAACGAAGGTACTCCAGAAGCCAAAGATCTGGCTAAAAAGATCGCCCCCCGCACTAAGTATTTTGCCCAAGTAGTAGTAAGAGGAGAAGAGGACATGGGCACTCGTCTCTGGGAATTTAACAAGACTACTTACGAAAAGCTTCTTAGCATTATGGCTAACGAAGACTTTGGAGATGTTACAGACATTATTGATGGTACTGATCTTACGATTGAAGGGTATAAGGATACTGTTGCAATCGGAAAAAGGAATGTAGAGTACACCGCTGTAAACGTCACTCCTAAAAGAAGGACCTCCCCCCTTTCGGAAAATGCAGAACAAGCTAAGTCTTTCCTTGAAAATCAAAACAACATTCTTGAAGTCTATAAGAAGTTTACTTATGACGAAATCAAGACTATGTTGAAGAATTATCTTGTTCCGAAAGAAGACTCCGCTGAAGAACCTGTCGCTTCTGTCTCCGTAGCTCCTCCTGCTAAAGCATCGGCTATCATGGATGACGAAGATGAGGAGCCTCCATTTCCGGTAGTAAAGAAGCAGTCCACTGCTCAGAAGTTTAACGATATTTTTGACGAAGAGTAATCTCTAAACTTATGGATGAAAAAAGAAGTGCAAAGAGCGGTCTAACAGCCGCTCTTTCTAAGAAGTCTAGTGCCTTTAGCCTAGATAATTTCAAGAAATCCAAAAACCTCACAGAAGGGTCTAAGTTTAAAAAGCAAGAGTGGATTCCCTTGCCTCCTGCTTTTAATTCTGCGATTGGATTTCCAGGACTGCCTAAAGGACATATTACAGTAATTAGGGGCCATAGCGATACCGGTAAGACTACCGCTATGATTGAGACTGCAATCTCTGCTCAAAAAATGGGCCTTCTTCCTGTATTCATTATTACAGAAATGAAATGGTCTTTTGAGCATGCCAAAGAAATGGGATTTGAAGTAGAAGCTGTTCCGGATCCTGAGACTGGAGAAGTTACCTACACTGGAGAGTTTCTCTACATAGACAGGTCTTCTTTGAATGTGATCGAAGATGTATCTTCCTTTATCATTGATATTCTCAATGAACAGAAAAAAGGGAACCTTCCATACGATCTTGTATTCTTGTGGGACTCTGTCGGTTCTATTCCTTCTGCTCAATCAGTAGAAGCCAAGAAGAACAACGCTATGTGGAATGCAGCAGCAATGTCTATTCAGTTTTCCAACTTTGTTAACCAGGAGTTTTCAATGTCTAGGAAGGCTAGTAGCCAATACACAAACACTTTCATTGTCGTAAACAAGGTCAGAGTAGAATATCCGGTGTCAAATCCGATGGAGAAGCCTAAGCTTAGAAACAAAGGTGGCGATGTCATGTACTGGGATGCCACTCTTGTGATTACCTTCGGTAACATTACTAACTCTGGCGTGTCCAAAGTAGAGGCTACAAAGGATAAAAAGACGGTAGTGTTTGCCAAGAGGACTAAAGTTTCTGTTGATAAAAACCACATGACAGAATCAAATACCTCTTCTAGGATAGTTATGACAGCTCATGGCTTCATTGAAGACACTCCAACTGCTATTGAGAAGTACAAAAAAGAGCATAGGCATGAGTGGCTTAAAGTTCTTGGAGAAGGAGACTTCGATGTGGTATTTGAGCCCGACATGCAGGAGGATATGAAACCCAGGTACGAGAATGTTATTGATGATGAAATAGGAGATGAGTAACAGACTATTGGACATATTCTCTAAAGTCCAAAAAACAGAGAGACCTGCTAACATCCATGCTAATAGCAGAGTGTTGATTGTGGATGGAATGAACACATTCTTGCGCAGTTTTGCAGTTGTTAATAGACTTAACCTTTTGGGTCATGAAATTGGAGGGTTAGTAGGTTTCTTTAAGTCTGTAGGTTCTGCTATAAAAACTATTAACCCGACCCGTGTTATCCTCGTTTTTGACGGGGAGGCCGGGTCGGCTAATAGGCGGTATCTTTATCCTGAGTACAAAGGAAATAGGCAGCATAATAGAATAATGAACAAAGTTCTATATCAAGATAGAGCTGTTGAGGATGATTCTAAGTATGAGCAATTAGTTCGTTTGGTAGACTACTTAGAGTATCTTCCGCTGCTAACTATTTCTTTAGACAATTTAGAAGCTGATGACATTATAGGCAATCTAGCATCTTTATCCTACAATGGATTTTCTGATAGTGAGACTTATATCATGTCTTCAGACAATGACTTCATGCAGCTAGTAAATGATCGGGTTAGAGTGTATAGTCCCATAAAGAAAAAGATATATCAAGTAGATCATGTCCTTTCTGATTTTGGCGTACACCCAAATAATTTCGTTATTTACAAAGCTTTGATTGGGGATACTTCAGATAATGTTCCTGGCGTACAGGGAATAGGAGAGAAAAATGCTCCTAAACTGTTTGAATTCCTTTCTCAAAGTGATAGAAAAGACTTGGATTATTTATTTGAAGTATGTTCTAACCCTCCTAAAAAGTCTGTGCTTTATGATAGAGTACTGAATGTAAACAAAAATGTTGATATTTTTTATAGGATCATGGACCTAGTAAATCCTAATATTTCAGATGAGTACAAAGAACTAATTAAAACAAAGTTTTATGATCCAATCCCCGAATTTAAAAAGCATGAGTTCATAAAGTTGTATAATTATGATAGAATGGGAGATGCTATCCCTAATTTGGATAGCTGGTTAAATGTTTTTATACCTTTGAATAATTATAGGCAGTTATGACAGCAAATAAGCTAAATCAGTACGGTTATTCTTTTCAGTTAAAAGTTCTCTATTCTCTACTAAACGATAAGCCCTTTCTTCAAAACATCTCAGATGTAATACAAGTAGAGTTTTTTGAGTCTCCGGCTCACAAATGGATTGTTACTACGATACTTGAATATTATTCCAAGTATCACACTTTCCCCACAATGGAAGTGGTTAAGATCGAAATGATGAAAGAACAGAACGAAGTTCTTCGTCTTTCGATTAAAGAGGAGCTAAAACACATATACACTACCGCTCACGATGAAATTGAGTACGTAAAAGAGGAGTTTTTTAATTTCTGTAAGAACCAAAGACTTAGAGATGCTCTTCTTACTTCCGTAGATCTTCTTAAAGGGGGAGAATACGAAGGTATCCGAAAGATCATTGATGAAGCTCTCAAAGCCGGTAATGATAAACAAATCGGACATGAGTATGAAAAAGATATTGAGTCTAGATTTAGAGAAGAAGAAGATAAAAAGATTCCTTTTCCTTGGAAGGCTTTTAATGATGCTACCGATGGGGGAATTGGATCTGGTAATCTTATGCTTCTATTTGCTCCTCCTGGCATAGGAAAGTCCACAGTGGTTTGTAATATCGCTGCCCATGTATTGAAAATTGGATATAAGGTAGTTTACTACACTTTGGAATTGGATGAAAGGTACGTAGGTAAAAAGATAGACTCTATCCTTACCGGTATTGATGTTAAAAACCTAAAGCATCACCGTAAAGAAGTAGAAAAAGCAGTAAAAGATCTTAAAGGCCGGATTGTAATCAAGGAGTACTCTCCTAATCGTGCTTCTCTTGACACTATAGAATCTCACCTGAGGCAATTAGAGGCCAATAGCGACTTCGTTCCGGATATAGTTATCATTGACTACCCTGACCTTTTAAGGCCCAGGAAGATAAGGAAAGCGACCATAGAAGAGATCGATGACATATATGTGGATGTTAAAGGTCTTGCTAAAGACTTAAAGATTCCCGTAGTAGCACCTTCCCAGATTAACAGGATGGGAGCAAGGGATGAAATCATCGAAGGAGATAAAGTAGCCGGTAGTTTTAGTAAGATGATGATTGCAGATCTCAGCATCTCTCTTTCTAGAAAAAGAAAAGACAAACTTAACGGTACCGGTCGATTTCACTTTATGAAATCCCGTCTTGGGCCCGATGGTATGACCTATGAGGCAAAGATTGATCTCAATAAAGGTTATATCGAAGTATCAGAGGAACTGTATGATGAAGCTTCAGGAGATTCAGATGGAGGGAATGGGGATTTTTCAGCTGATGAACTAGACAAATTGAAGAACAAGTTTCTAAAAGGATAAGAGTCCTATAAGTATCATATATACCGTATAAAAAATCCGGGCAATTACAGAAATTTTCTTTTTTATATACGGTATTTATTCTTGCCTCCCATTAATTTTGTAACTCCAATTAATAAAAATACACTCTATTATGAAAGATTTAGGGCTTGAAGCGTTGTCTAGGATCACAATTTTTTCCAAATATGCGAAATACATTCCGGAACTACAGAGGAGAGAGACCTGGGATGAGATTGTAGATCGTTACGAAAGCATGCTAGTAAAGAAATTCCCGAACTTACAATCGGATATTGTAGAAAATGCCAAATTTATTCGGGACAAAAAGATACTTCCATCTATGAGGGCCTTGCAGTTTGCTGGTCCAGCTATGGAGGTGAACAATGCTAGGGGATACAACTGTTGCTATCTTCCTATTGATAGCATTCACGGGTTTAGTGAGACTATGTTTCTGTTATTGGGAGGTACCGGTGTAGGATATTCTGTACAAAAGCATCATGTAGCCCAACTTCCGGAAGTTAAAAAACCCGGAAAAGCTAGGAACTATCTTATTGAAGAC